CGGAGGACGAAAGCGATACACCTGCTCAGTGTCATATCCCTCTTCATCCTGCTCAGCGCGCCTAGCTGACGTACCACTCTGTGCAGCAACTTGTACGGCACAATTTGTGATCGTTTCTACATCTGTAGATGAAGCGCGATACATGGGGTTACCATCAGGAGATGTCCAACGCTCTTCGTGATGAACGATGACAGTTTCACGGCCATGATCTAGAAGGCTCACGGTACACGCACCGTCCACCCGTAACTTGGAGGGCACCAGTAGTGGGCGTCAGGCTGCCTTGCGCCTCCCTCAACCCTATCACCAAAAGGGGAAACAGGGACAATCTGGAACATACCGCCACCACCGAACAGCCAATCCCATTCGATAGGCAACAATTCCAAATAACCATTAGCCCCTGCTGTACTGCGTGTATAACTATAGTTACCGTCAGTTTCCGAAACGTAGGCATCAGGGTTACGAAGGACACGAACAACAGCGTTCACTTCGATCATGACTACGAGGCGCTCAGGAATGTCTCCTGCGGCAACCTTAGCGTCCAAGTCTGGAATGCGAAGCTTGATGATTGTTTCTACGTCTTCTAGAAGCTCAGTGACCTGAGCCTCCTCTTCGGGAGTTAGGTCACGGCCTAGACGCGTCTCCACATCAGCCGGAGTAGCGTATGCCATGTTTCCTCACTTCTCGTAGCGACACTTCTCAGGGAAGCGCTCGCGAATGTAATCGCCAATCATGCCGTACTGGAAGCTACGGTCTGATGTTGACAAAAAGTCTCGTCGAGAAAGATCTGAAGGTAGTTCGTAAAGTTCGTGGACCTTCACGTCTTCTCGGTATGACTCTCCGCCCCAATTATAAATATTTCCTGCCAAAGTAACTTGGTGTAGCCAAGCACCATTTGGGGCGGGAGACTTAAAATCTGTGAACACCTGCACCAACTGTTCCTTGGGAATGACACAAGGGATGTGCAATTGATAGTTAACGGTGCTTAGACCACGTTCCATGAGAATGTTACGTGTTGTCACCATGCTCTTACGAAACGCTTCACCGAGTGTGCGACAATTATCGATCGCGTGGTTCAGGTTACCCCAATTTAGAATTGGCATGCGATCAAATCGCTGCATGATGAAGTGATCGTCATTGAACAAGTAGAAAGTGTCGCTGATATCAGGATGAGTGTACGCGGCCATTTGGTTGCGCAATGAGTTCGGGTGCTTCTGTCCCGGGACTTGCTCTACGGGGATATGAATCACATTCTGAACCCATGTGGGCTTATACCCTGCAAAGAACACACGATCATGCTTGAGATTCTCATCAAGTGAACGGAGCGAGTGTCGCAACTCTTCGTTACGTTCCTCTTCCTTCACGATATACACTACATCCGCCACGTCTTTTTACCCTTAGATATGGAAAGGGAGGGCCACCCGAAGATGACCCTCCCCATTCACGTTAGATCAGCTCTCTGTCGGAAGCGGGTAAGTCTCAGTAGGAACTGTGTCCCCACCAGACTCACCAGCAGGAACCGTAGTTCCAGGCACGATAGAGGCAGTGTCGGTCAAGCGCACAAAGGCAGTTGGGTCTACCAACCAACCAAAGGTAGTCTCGATCAACACGGCGACCTGGTTCGTCTGCCATAGGTTGACCTGAGTACCATCAGCAGAGTTGATGACACCAGTGTCGGTAACCTTCACACGAACGGCGTCGGCGTAGCCGTACACCAAACGTGACCAGTCACCAAGGATAGCGCGCGTACCGCTGTCCTCACCGCGACCAACAACACCACTTACAGCCTTGCCCTGCTCAACAGGAAGACCTGCCAAGGTACCAAGACTCTGGTTGGCCAAGTTCAACTGGCCCTGGAAAATCAAGTTGCCGTTAGCATCACGCGCTGTCAATACCGGAGGTACGAAGCGAGCGTCAATAGCCCAAGCGTTCGGCGAGAAACCACGATTTACAAGAGTTGCCCACGCGTTTGTCAGGTCAACGTCAAGTGTCTCAGTAGTAGTCGGGTAGTTGATGCTTCCCGTGCTCTGCTGAATGTAATGGTTGTTTGCGATACCCAACAATGAATCACCATTGTCAGGGCGCTTTCCGTGGAAAACGGCCAAATCGATACCGCGGGAAATAGCACGGGCCATCTGAGGCCCTACACTGCTCCACAAACCGTTCACGTTAGCACGAGCGAACTCCTCAGAGGCAGTTACGATCGTAGCCATCTTGATCGGCGCGAAGCTTGTGCTCTCCCACGCGATACCACTCACTGGCTTGCGGTAGCCCTCACGGTCCTGTGGGCGTGTACCCACACCAACCTGGCCAACCTCAGGCTCAAGCGTGTTCATCGCAATTAGCGTCTCGCCATACCCGACCGGAACCTGACGGCCCAAACGAAGCACCAAACTACCCTCGGTAGCAGTCTCCCATAGGGTTCCTGCGTTCTCCTTAGGAAGCATGTCGTCGGTCAAGTACGCAAGACGTCCCTGGTGACGGTCTTCGCGATTCGGCGAGACCTCATTCTGGAAAGCCATTTAGCGTCCTTTACTGTATTACTGACCCCACCCAAGCTTGCCCGACAAGAAATCGCCGAACGTCTCTTCAGGTGTGGAAGGCTTGTTATCCTCGTTGCCGCGTCCTGCGGAACGATCTGTGGCACGGCGCTTTTCACCGAAACCACCAAATGCTTCTGTGACACTCTTCGCATCAGTCTTAAGCTCGTCGATGGTACTTCCGCGCAGACGATCTGCAAGCGCATTTGCGGGAGAAGCATCGATACCGAGCGCTTCAAGCGCTGCTTCGAACTTCAAAGATGTTAGCTTAGTGTCCTCCAACGTAGCTTCAGCATTCTTTGCCTTTGTCAGCTCATCGTCGTAGGACTTCTGAAGCGTGTCACGTGCTGCCTCAGCCTCACGCAAGCGTGTACGGTAGTTGGCAGCATCGTTGCGGGCGCGCGATAGCTCGCTCTGTGCCCACTCGGGAAGCTGACTCACATCCGATGCATTCGTCTTCGATGTTTCCGTCTGTGTGCTTTCGGTTGTGCCTTCAGTCTGCTTCTCAGTCATTCGTAACCTCCAGGGTCAATACGCGCGGTCACCAGGATCGCGGAATGTCAACATTACGCTACATTTCGTCCTAGGTTTGTAGCATCCTGTTCCAAGTTCTTCGAGTAAATTAGCTCGCGCATCTTGTTCAGGATGAGACGTGTGTTAATCTTCGATTGTCCTACCTTCAAATCCTTAGCAACAGCCTTGCGCGCACGATCATAAATATCGAATGCTTCCTTCTCTTGCTCCAAGGTAGGGTAATTGTCGTACTTGTAAACAGGAACAACGACACATGTGCAATCAGGGTGCCACTTGTTCATCATTTCTGACAAACGTTCAGGGCTCTCTTCGAGCAATGCCTTCTCAAGCTTCTGCGTGTCAAATGGCCAACCTCCAGTGTTGGGGTTGACATACACGGGTCCACGTGAGATCATCATGGTACAGAAGGCGCACGTGGGTGGGCGTGGATCAAATCGGGCAAAGCCGCGGATGGGCTGAGAGGAGTCGCTTTGCACACCCTGAATGAGAGTACGACGAGCACCATCTTCGACAACCTTGATAACGCGGGCTACTGACTCCTCAACGAGATCTTCAGCTGTACGATTCTGCTGAGCGTGCTGAAAGACAGGACGCATGGTCTGCCTGTACCACGTCTCAGGGAAGTAGTCGTCCTTGAAGATGTCATGCCGAGTGTCGTCACCGGTCTGTTCAGCCCTGTTATCGTCATAGAAACGACGTGCAAGGTCAGTTGCCTGGTCACGATACGGCTTCATAACGCGATAGGTCACATGCATCGCCGCATCCCAATCGCGTGCCGACATGTACCCACGCATAAACTGCTGGAAGACATGCAACAACGCCGCAACCATGCGGGATAGGATTCCCTGCTTGGCTGCGGCGTATTCGTTGATGTCCATGTATGTTATACTCTATGTCGGAATGGCTGGACTCGAACCAGCGACATCTCGCTTCCAAGGCGAGTAGGCTACCAACTGCCCCACACTCCGTTAAACGTCTCGCGCGAAGGTTGACCTTCACCAGACGGAATTACGCGCCTCCGAGCGCGCAACGCTATAGCGTGGAGAACACGGGTTTCGAACCCGTCACCTCCTGCTTGCAAGGCAGGTGCTCTACCGAAATGAGCTAGATCCCCATACGATCGTTTCTCATCTGTTCGACTACGGAGGGGGAGAAACGAACAAACCGCCCGCACCGTCAGCGTACTCTGAGAGGGATTCGAACCCCCGGCACCTTGGGTGTAGGCCAAGTGCTCTTCCACTGAGCTATCAGAGTTTGTAC